ACGGTGGGGCCGATGGCAAGGGATGAATTATGGGATGCCCTGAAGGATCATGCCAAACAGGTTCATTCAGAACGGGTTGCAAAGAACCCCGACCGGATCGCCTATGCCATTCAGCAGTTTGAAGCCCACGGCATTGAATACCAACTGAAGAATGAGCAAACCGGACATTTCCATTGTTGGCGGAAGTCTGATGATAAACTGTTCCAATTCTACGCTGGAACGGGTAAAATTCAGGGCTTCACCCAAGTCAGAGGTATTCACAGCCTGATTCAGATGTTGGAGGGGTGAGCCGATGGCCGGTGAAAAAAACTTTGAAAATCGCCTGAAGAAATGGCTGGAAGCTGAAGGGATATATCCCTTGGGTGAACCTGTTGACCGCATGAGCGCCCCGCCCTGTGGCTTCTATGAAAAGCGTTGGGGTGGAAGCCGGTATGTGAAAAGCGGCCTTCCCGATATGCGGATCACCGTGAAGGGCATTGCCCTTGAAGTGGAGCTGAAGGCCACCGATGGAACCCCATCTGTGCTTCAGAAGCGTAATTTGGCCCAAATCAACGGTTCACAGGGGTTCGGGTTCATCCTTTACCCGGAAGGCTTTGAAGCCTTCAAGACTATTGTGAAAGGGGTGAAACAATGCGAGTTTCCCATAGCCGGGTTGAAGTCTTTGATAGATGCCCATACAAATACCGCTTGCGATATGTGGAAGGGATAGACACGATCCCGAACACGGATGCAGACAACGCCCTGATCCTTGGCACCGCCCTTCACACCGGCATTGAAGAAGGGGTTGAACAAGCCCTTGACTTCTACAAGAACAGCTTCCCGGTTCTGACGGATGATCACATTCATGAAATGATGAAGCTGGAAGCAATGATCCCCAAGGCAAAGGCCATGTTGCCGCCCGGTGGTTCCTTTGAATTGCCCATTGGGAACGGTGATTTCATCGGCTTCATGGATTATCTGGTTCCCGTGGGGAAGGGCCTGAAGCTGGATGGCCTGATCACTGGTGAAGATTTGAATGAATTTGAAGCGTTTGATCTGTACGATTTCAAGTATTCCAACAACGCCAAGAACTACGCCGTTTCCGGTCAGCTTCACGAATACAAGTATTGGTATGAACTGACCCATCCCGGCCACCGGATCAGGAATATGTATTTCCTGATTGTTCCCAAGCCCAAGATCAGGCAGAAAAGCACCGAAACCCTTTCCCAATTCCGTGACCGCTTGCAAGCGGCCTTGAAAGATGCTGAACCAACGCTGATGCCGGTTCAGTACAACCCCATGAAGATTGTGGACTTCCTGACCGATGTGAAGCACATGGTTGAAGCCACAGACTTTCCCAAGAACCCAAACCATTTTTGTGGATGGTGTGAGTATGAAGAATATTGTCAGAAAGGATGGGATTATATGTTACTTCCCAAGAATGAACGCCGTGACCTGAACGCCACCAAGAAGAAGGTTGTGTGGCTTTACGGCGCACCCTTCAGCGGCAAAACCTTCTTTGCCAATCAGTTCCCCGATCCCCTGATGTTGAACACGGATGGCAACATCAAGTTTGTGGATGCCCCCTATATCGCCATTCGTGACACCGTTACGGTGGAGGGCCGTATCACCAAGCGCCGTTTGGCCTATGAAGTGTTCATGGATGCCGTTACCGAACTGGAAAAGAAACAGAACGATTTCCGAACCATCGTGGTTGACCTTCTGGAAGATGTTTATGAATCGTGCCGGGTTTACATCTGTGACCGTCAGGGCTGGAAGCATGAATCTGATGATTCCTTCCGTGCGTGGGATATGGTCAGAAGCGAGTTCCTGAACACCCTGAAGCGGCTGGTAAATCTGGACTATGAAAACATCATCCTGATCAGCCATGAGGACAGAAGCCGTGACCTGACCCGCAAGGGCGGCGATAAGATCAGTTCCATCAAGCCGAACCTTCAGGATAAGGTGGCAAACAAGGTGGCCGGTATGGTTGATCTGGTGGCCCGTATCGTGGCGGACGATGATGAACGGGTGCTGTCTTTCAAGACTTCTGAAGTGATCTTCGGCGGTGGCCGTTTGACTGTCCGTGATAAGGAAATCCCGCTGACCTATGACGCTTTCTGTGAAGTCTACGAGGAAGCCAACCAGAAGGCCGCAGGAGCCGTGAAGCGTGGCGGCAATACCCCGGCTACCCCCGCACCTGAAACCACCGACACGCCCACCACAGCGCCCAGCAGACGGGGCAGAAAGGCCAAGACTGAAACCCCGCCCCCGGCTGACAACTATGATCCGGTTGAAGATGCGGCAAAGGCGGCTTGTGGTGATCCTGATACCGTTGCTGAACCGGCCACCGGTGACACCCTGCCTTGGAACGATCTTCCCAAATGCCCGGACGGTGAGCGCATTTTCAAACAGCATGACCAGAACCCGGAAATCCCCCTTTGCCCGTCCATTGACGCTGGCCACCGTTGCCACAAGGAAGGTGGCCCCGATGGTTGCCCCCTGTGGGATCGCCCCAAGGCCCCGGCAGAGGAAGCCGCACCCAAGATGGATGTGAACCCGCCCCGCCGCACCCGGAAGAAGCGTGAAGAATAATGGCTGATGTGCTGATAATTGCCGGGAAGCCTGAAACCATCTTCAAGGCCCGTGATTTTGAATATCTGGTTGAAAAACACATGGGCTATGAAGCGGCCAAGTATTTCCGGGAATACGCTGAAAAGGCTGATGAAGAAGTCAGATCGGCCAAGGCCGGTGAGAACACAGACCTTGCTTCCTATGAAGCTGACCTTGAAAGCAATCACAGAGCCTTTCAGGACATTCAGACGGAAGCCGCAGTTATCACGGGTGTTCTTCAAGAAAAACGGATAAACCGTGAGAAGATCGCCCATGCAATCAGGGAAATTGGAAAAATTCTTTCCAACCAAATATAAAAACAACATTTTTGGAGGTAAAAAACTATGGCTATTGATTTTGACAAGATTGATCGTTCTGTTGATCTGAAGGGCCTTCAGGCTGATGTGGAGGATGCCAAGAAGAACGGCGGCGGTGATTTCCCCACCATCCCCGCTGGCAAGTATGAAGTGAAGCTGGAAAGCATGGAGATCAAAGGCACCAAGGCCGATCCCAACCGCCCCATGCTGGCCGTGTCCTTCAAAATCCTGTCCGGTGAGTTCAAGAACCAGCGCCTTTTCATGAACCGTGTCCTTTACGGCACCAAGAATGACAAGAACATGATCGCTTCTGCTATGGGCTTCCTTGAAAAGCTGGATTCCGGTGTTCCTGTCAGCTTCACCAGCTACAAGCAGTTTGCCCAGCTTGTTCTTGATGTGGCGGAAGCTATTGATGGAACTTTGGAATATGCGGTGGACTACGATGATTCCCGCTTCAATTCCATCACCGTTGAAGAAGTTTTCGAGGTTGAAAACTGACCCAAAATTTTTTACAATGATTGTAGGCAAATAGTCTACCGCAAAGCAACTGTTGTCTACTTGAAAGTGAACTTTCAAGCCGGGGCGAAAGCCCCGGAATGGCCCCAAGTGAAAGCCTTCCCGTGGCGGGGCTGATAAGGCGGAAACGCTGACCGATTTCACAAAAGCTGAAAGGATGTGAGTTGATGATCTTCTATGATTTTGAGGTTTTCCGGTATGACTGGCTTGTTGTCCTGATCGACCTGAACGCCCGGAAAGAAACCGTGATTATCAATGATCCCGACAAGCTGAAGCGTTTCTATGAGGAACACAAGGGCGTGATTTGGGCCGGTTACAATTCCCGGAACTATGATCAGTACATCCTGAAGGCCATTCTGTGTGGGTTTGATCCAAAGCCTGTGAACGATTGGATCATTGCAGAGGACAAACCCGGTTACAGATATTCAAGCCTGTTCAGGGAATACCCGCTGATCAATTATGATGTGATGCCGAACCCGCCAATCAGCCTGAAGGCGCTGGAAGCGTTCATGGGCCATTCCATTAAAGAAACTTCTGTTCCCTTCGACATTGACCGGCCTTTGACTGAAGCAGAGTTGGCCGAAACGGTCAAATATTGCCGCCATGATGTGGAACAGACGGTGGAAGTGTGGTTACGGCGGAAGGAAGATGAATTTGATGCCCAAATGTCACTTGTGAAGGCGTTTCACCTTCCCATTTCTGACATTGGCCGCACCAAAGCACAGCTTTCCGCCAAAATCCTTGGGGCCGTTCAAAGGGAACACAATGATGAATTTGAAATTGAGTTCCCGCCCAGCTTGCGGATCGAAAAATACACGGAAGTTTTGAATTGGTACAAGAACCCCTTGAACCGTGATTATTCCAAAACCCTTGAATTGGATGTGGCCGGGGTTCCCCATGTGTTCGCTTGGGGTGGCCTTCACGGGGCCATTCCCAAATATCACGGGGAAGGTTGGTTTGTCAATGTGGATGTGGCTTCCTATTACCCGTCTTTGATGCTGGTTTATAAGTGGCTTTCCCGTAATGTTCACGATCCTTCCAAGTATGCGGAAATCTATCACACCCGCCTGAAGCTGAAGGCGGAGAAGAACCCCATGCAACAGCCTTACAAGATTGTTCTGAACAGCACCTATGGCGCTATGAAGGATAAGCACAATGCCATGTATGACCCCCGGCAAGCCAACAATGTTTGTGTGGGCGGTCAGCTTCTTCTTCTGGATTTGATTGAACGGCTGGAAGATCATTGTGAAATCATCCAGAGCAACACAGATGGTATTTTGGTCAAACTTCGCCGGTATGAAGATTTTGAAATGCTGGACGATCTGTGTTGGGAGTGGGAGCAAAGAACCGGGATGCGCCTTGAATTTGATGAATTTCAAAAGGTGTATCAGAAGGATGTGAACAATTACATCATTGTTCCTTCCGGGCCGCTTCGTGATGAAAAAGGAAAACCCCGCTGGAAGTGCAAGGGTGCCTATGTCAAAAAGCTGTCCGATCTGGATTATGACCTTCCCATTGTCAACCGGGCCATTGTGAACTATTTCCTTCAGGGGATCAGCCCGGAAACAACCATCATGGAATGTTCTGATCTTCGAGATTTTCAGAAAGTTGTGAAGGTGTCCAGCAAGTACAAATATGCCCTTTATTCCCCGGTGATTACGGAAGCCAAGATCAGGGATGAAAAAGGCCGTTCCAAGAAAATCACCCGCTTCAGCGGCGGTGAGGTTCAGACGGATAAAACCTTCCGGGTGTTCGCTTCCAAGGATCAGAGCAAGGGCGGAATCTTCAAGGTTTCCGGGAAAATCGTCAAGGGCCGGGAAAAGAACCCTGAAAAGTTCGGCAACACCCCGGATCATTGTTTCTTCATCAATGATGATGTGACCAACCTTCCTATCCCGGATGAACTGGACAAGCAATATTACATTGATGTTGCTTGGGATCGGTTGAAAGATTTCGGGGTGGAACGATGAACAATAAAACCTTTCGGGGGGGGGGAGCGTTGAAGCATGGAACTGTTTAGGGGCTATGTGCCTACCAGAAATAAACAATGCCTTGAAAAGTTCAAAGGCGTTGAAAAACTGAAAACCCGTTCAGAAGTCCAAGACCTTGATGAATACGCCGGTATTCTTGGGGAAGAAACCATCCTGATTGATGTGGATGATGCGGAAACATCTGAACTTCTGTTCAGAATGGTTCAGGATTTAGAACTGAAGTGCAGAGTGTACGCCACCACACGGGGAAAACACTTCTTGTTCAAGAACTGTGGTGTTAAAAAAAGCTGGACGAAATGCACCTTGGCCGTGGGTATCACCACGGATGGAAAGGTTGGAGCCAATAACAGCTATGAAATCTTGAAGTCCGGTGGCGTGGAACGGCCCATTCTGTATGACTTCCCTGAAGGGGAGATTCAGGAACTTCCCAAGTGGCTGACCCCAGTGAAAAGCAACTATGATTTCCCGAACCTTGGGGAAGGTGATGGGCGGAACCAAACCCTGTTCAACTACATTCTGACCCTTCAGAGTGACGATTTCACCAAGGAAGAAGCCCGTGAATGTATCAGGCTGATTAACCGTTATGTGCTGAAGAAGCCCCTTTCCGACAAGGAACTTGATGTGATCCTTCGGGATGATGCCTTCAAGAAAACATCCTTCTTCCGGGATAAAACCTTCCTGTTTGATAAGTTCGCCACCTACCTGAAGAACAACAACCATATTGTGAAGATCAATAACCAGCTTCACATTTACAAGGATGGTATCTATGTTTCCGGTGCCGGTGAAATTGAAGGGGCCATGATCAAGCTGATCAGCAACCTGAAACGGGCGTGGCGTTCGGAAGTCCTGTCCTATCTGGAAATCATGATTGAGGAAAACACCAAGGCCACCAACCCGAATATCATTGCTTTCAGCAACGGCCTTTACAATATCCGGGATGGTTCCTTCAAAGAGTTCACCCCGGATGTGGTCATTACAAATAAAATCCCGTGGCCGTACAACCCCGCCGCCCATGATGATCTGTTGGATCACACCCTGAACCGGCTGGCCTGTGATGATCCTGAAGTTCGGGCATTACTGGAAGAAATGGTGGGCTATTGTATGTACCGCCGCAATGAACTTGGCAAAGCCTTCATCCTGATTGGCGATAAGAGCAACGGCAAATCCACCTTTCTTCATGTGGTGAAGAACCTTCTTGGGGATCAGAACATTGCTTCCCTTGATCTGAAGGAATTGGGCGATAGGTTCAAAACCGCTGAACTGTTTGGCAAGCTGGCAAACATCGGTGATGATATTGGTGATGAATTTATTGCCAATGCTTCCGTGTTCAAGAAGCTGGTCACGGGTGATCGGGTGAATGTGGAGCGCAAAGGCCAAGATCCTTTTGAGTTCAACAATTATTCCAAGTTCCTGTTCAGCGCCAACAATATCCCCCGTATCAAGGACAAAACCGGAGCCGTTCAGCGGCGTTTGGTGATTGTTCCCTTCGATGCCAAGTTCACCCCCAATGATGCTGACTTCCGCCCGTTCATCAAGGATGAACTGTGTGAACAGGGTTCAATGGAATATCTGGCCTTGCTTGGCCTTCAGGGGTTGAAGCGGGTTCTTGGCAATGCACAGTTCACCACTTCCAGCAGAGTTCAGGGGCAGTTGGACGAATATGAAGAAAACAACAACCCCATTATTGGGTTCATCAATGAAGTGGGTGTTGACGGGCTTGAAAATGAAGCCACCGATTCCGTGTATCGCCGGTATAAGGAATATTGCATTGCGAACAACTTCCAAGCCCTTTCCAAGATTGAGTTTTCCCGGCAGATCACAAAACGCTGTGGCTTCACAACGGCCCTGAAATGGATTAGAAATCGAAAAACCCGTGTGTTTGTGAAAGGCGGTGACACAGAATGAGTGGTTCCAAGAAGGTGTTCACCACTTTGGGCAGTTCCAACCATGTTCCTGAAGAACGAGAAGCATTTGATTACTACGCCACCGATCCAAGGGCCGTGGAAATGCTTCTGGAACTGGAACAGTTTTCCCCGGTCATTTGGGAACCGGCCTGTGGGGAAGGCCATATTTCCAAGGTGCTTCAGGCCCACGGTTATGAAGTCATTTCAACTGATCTGATTTACCGGGGCTTCGGTGATCCTGAACCGTTGGATTTCCTGAAGGAAACGCTGGACGATTTTGAAGGCGATATAATCACAAACCCGCCATATTCAATGGGGCTTGAATTTGTTCAAAGGGCGCTTGAAAGCGTCCGCCCCGGTGGGAAAGTGGCTATGTTCCTGAAGGTTCAGTTCTTGGAGGGGCAAAAACGGGGTGAGTTCTTCAGGCATACCCCCCCCCGAAAAGTTTATATCAGCCGTTCCCGGCTGGCCTGTTATAAAAACGGTGATATGACCGGGAAACCGGAAAGCGCCATTGCCTATGCGTGGTATGTGTGGGAAAAGGGCTTCACCGGTGATCCGGTGATCAAATGGTTCAACTAAAAGAAAGGATGATTTCAATGTTACCTAAAACCAAAACGGAACGCCATTCCGATATTTGCAAGGAAATCAATGCCTTGTACGCACGAAAAAATCATGACTATGGTGACAGCTTTCACCAGACCTTCACGGAAGAAGGAATGGCAATGCCCCGGATCAGACTTGGGGATAAGCTGGCCCGGTTCAAGAGCCTGACCAAATTCGAGGTTCAGGAAGTCAAGGATGAATCTATCCGTGATACCCTGATTGACCTTGCCAATTACGCCATTATGACGGTTCTTGAACTGGACGATCTGAAAGCGGAGGAACACGCCGATGAACGCTAACCGTTATATGCGGGATTCCTTGCGAACCGCTGACCGTTCCAACATGGATCGGCTGAAGCTGGAATGTGCCTTGGGCCTTTGCGGTGAAGCCGGTGAAGTGGCCGAACAGGTGAAGAAACATTTCTTCCACGGCCATGAACTGGACAAGCGCCACATGATTGAAGAACTTGGTGATGTGGCTTGGTATTTGGCCGTTTTGTGTGATGCCATTGGTTCTGACCTTGATACGGTCATGGAAGAAAACTTGAAAAAGCTGGAACAGCGTTACCCTGAAGGGTTCGATCCTTACCGGTCACAGCACCGGAATGAATTGGGAGGTTGAAGAAAATGAAAATTATCAAACCTGATGTGCAGTTCATCACCCCGATTGATGGGGCCACCAT